GGCGGTTTTCGTCTTGGTATGGAGTCCGCTGGGCATGAATGCGTTGGATTTTGTGAAATAGACAAATACGCTAGAGCCAGTTATAAAGCGATACATAACACTGAAGGAGAAATTGAATTACATGACATCACAGCAGTATCAGATGAATCTATTCGAGGAATCGGAAGTGTGGACATTATCTGTGGAGGATTTCCGTGCCAGGCTTTCAGCATTGCAGGAAACAGACGAGGTTTTGAAGATACACGAGGAACTTTGTTCTTTGAAATCTGTAGGTTCGCATCTGTTCTCAGACCTAAATATTTATTCCTTGAGAACGTCAGAGGACTCCTCAACCATGACGGAGGAGCTACATTTGAAACCATCATCCGAACCTTGGACGAATTGGGGTATGATGTGGAATGGCAAGTGCTTAATAGCAAGAATTTTGGAGTCCCCCAAAATCGGGAGCGTGTGTTCATTATCGGACATCTTAGAGGAGAACGTACCAGAAATGTTTTTCCTATCAGCGGAGAAAGTGAACAATCTAATCATCAACCACCAAAAATAGAAATTATAGGCAATACTAAAAATCCGAATGGCACAAGGAAAGGAACTAGAAGCGTGGTCTATGGTTCAGGTGGTGTGGTGGGAACTTTAACCGCAACAGATTACAAAGAGCCTAAGCAGGTTGCTATAAAACAGTTCGGAATCCTGCAACCCAATTTTAATCAATGTGGAGTGGTTTACGAAACAGACGGCATCGCACCAACAATCCGAGCCTATCAAGGTGGAGGTCTTGAACCTAAAATCAGAGTCAAAGAAGCAACATCTAAAGGTTATACAGAGGCAGAGGTTGGGGATAGTGTGAACTTATCACACCCAAACTCTAAAACAAGACGAGGACGAGTTGGGAAGCAAGTAGCCAATACCCTCTTAACTGGAGAAAGTCAAGGAGTAATTGAGCCTGATTTTAGAATTAGAAAGCTAACACCTCGTGAGTGTTGGAGATTGCAAGGATTTCCAGACTGGGCTTTTGACAAAGCGCAAGAGGTCAACTCTAACAGTCAATTATATAAACAAGCAGGAAACAGTGTGACAGTCAATGTCATTGCTGCTATCGCAAAAGAATTGAAATAAAAGGAAGTAAAAAATGCTAAATAAAATCGACATACCAGGAACAGATATCACACTTGAAATCGTGGACAAGACCATCACGATCACCAATAAAATTGAATATGATATGCAGATGCATTTTAGAAATACAGATGCAGATGCTTCTCTTGATACAAGTGGCGACGTGTTTGAGCCTCTCTACTGGTTAGATATTAAGGCGACACCGAAAATGCCGACAGAGTATCATACGAGCCTTGGAATCAAGAGAGAAAAGCGTCACTTGGCCGAACTTCAGAAGTTCTTTGAGTTTATTGAGAGTAATAAACGAAACCTATTTGATCTCTGTGGATTCAAGGGAGAACTGCAATGAAATCTCTGACATTATCACTAGACATTTCAACTACTGCGACAGGTTGGGCCGTATTTCACGGCTCTGACCTTGTCCAGAGTGGTGTCTTAAAGCATAAAAGCAAGTCGTTTTTTGAACGTGGTCGGTTCATGGCTAGTGAATTACGAGCGATTCAATCAAGAGCGCTCCAGAAGTACGACTGCCATTTTGAGTCAATTGTGGTCGAGAAGAACTCGGTTATGGGGCCGAATCAGCAGTCTATGATCAGTATTGGAATTGTGACAGGCATCATCCTCGGACGGTTGATTGCTGATAATGTATTTTTCGTGAATGTTTCGACCTGGCGCAAGTATTGGAAGTTTAGCTACAAAGATCGAGGCAAGAAGTCGATGAAGCTGCAGGCCGTTGATAAAGTGTCCGATAAATTCGACCTTAACGTTAAAGACGATGAAGCTGACGCTATCCTGATTGGTTCATATTTTGTAAATCATGGCCAAGAATTTGGAAATCTGGAAAGTCACAAAGTGAGTTGAGGGGTTAGAAGATGAATAAAGAGAAAGTTTTCATTGAAGGCCATGTAGTTGGTTTGTTTGCAGATACTTTAGGGACCAAAGGGAAGCAAATCCAGATTGCGAGTGGAGATATTGTGGATATAGATGATAAATTCATCTACAAATCAATTGAACTCGAAAAAGTCAAAGTTCCGCAGTGTGTGGCGGAATATATCGAGGAAAGTAGATTAAAAGGTTGGGACTTACTGGCTTCGATGTGCTTTGTAGTTTCTGCAAAAAACAAAAAAACTACAAAATGGTTCTATTTAGGCGAAAATAAAAACATATTCGCACTCGCTTGGATTTTCGGCTACGAGGTCGAGAAAGAATCGAAGTATATTGTGAAGTTGAAAAACGTTCCTTACTTATTTGGGATTTTGAATTTCAGTAAACGTTCAAAACAGTGGCACTTTTCAGATTCAAATACAAACCACACTCATGTAACGAAACACACCCGCAAAGAACTAGAAGAAGCTGGCTTCGGCTGGGTATTCGATTGCCCAGGGATTGAGATTGAGGAGGTGGACTTATGTCATTAAACAAATCAAGAAGACGAATAATGATTAAAAGTTGTTACAAAGAAAAGAAAATATTCAAAATATCTTTTCTCAACCATTTTGGAAAACAATTTTTAAATTGTTACTCAAAAGATAAAATCATAAATTACTCAGATACAGAAGACACAGATGGTCCGCTTATTGTTTTTGAAAGGGATATACCTAAAAAAATTGAGCGTAAAATGCACAAATACAATCTATGGTTGAATATAGCTTTCAAAAAAGGGGTGGAGTGATGACTAAAATCAGGACAACTGCTCCTAAAGAAGAGACAGAATTGGAGTATTACGAACGAATACTTAAAATGCTACCACTATATCCAAATCCTCTTTTGACGCATGCTATGGCTTATGTTAGCACCAAAATTGACCGATTGAAAGAAGCTGAGAAACGAAAAAAATGAGCTGGATATTGTTTTGGAGGTGGAGTGATGAAAGATTTGATGTCTTGGGGAATGTTTATAATTAGCTTACTGAATTCAGCTACGACCCTTTATATTTTAAAACTACAAAGAATGGTCAACAACGATCTAAGAAGAAAATATAATGATTTACAAAAGGAGGTCAGGGAATGAGCCTTACGCTAAATAGCACAGTTGGAGACTTAGTTTTGGCAATCGGAAAAATTATTGTTGAGTCTGACGGCAAAAACGACACAATGGTGCTGGATATACCTGAACAGAAATTTTACTTAGAAATTGCGGTTAAATTAAAAGAGGAGGTGGAGTGATGAATAAACGTCAACATAAAAAGAAAATTTTAAACGGTCTGGACAAAGAAGAAAGATATCGCAGGACGCATTGTCCTATTTGCGATAGCAAAATTGGAGTATTTGATGAATACTTTAATAGTTATGGATTTTGCTGTGTGTCATGCGGTTATGAATACTATGGAATCGAGAGGTGACTAACATGAAACGATTCATAGCAATCTGGATTCTGCTATCTGCTGGATTGAACATCTGGCAGATGGACAGGATTCGAGATTTGGAAGAGAAAAAGCCGATGGTTATCTACAAGGCTGACAACGCAGGCGCTGAGATATTTGGTAAGGTCCTTGAGAAAGGACGGCATGGGAAGTTGTATACTGTCACAATTCGTGATTATGGGATTTTCGTAGTTACTAGAGAACAGTACGATAAGGTAAAAGTTGGGGATGAGGTGTTACTATGACAGAAACTATTAAACTACCAGACTATTATGAGCCTGATTGGAAAAATGCAAGGTACGGGTCGTTGGAAGAGCTTAAAGAATTGTTGCTCTTTAAGCGTATTGTGAAATGGGATAAGGACTTTTTGCTGCTTGAAGACGGCACAAAGGCCACTATTGAAATGTCTGAAAGTGATTGCTGTGCCTCAGCAGGTGGGGAGTTCCAAGATGTATCACTTGACGCCGTGATTACTAATGTTGAAATTGGAGAACCGGAAGAAATCCCCGACCATTGGGGAACTGGTTATAAAAACAAAGTAACTATCTTCCATAATCAGAACCCTATAGCTATTGCCAATTGTGAAGCAGAGCATAATGGCTATTATTACAGCATAGGCTCTTTAGTGATTGGTGATATTCATTTTCCAGTTGTTAATGCTTAGGAGGATTTAACATGACACCAAGATATAGAGCGTGGATTTCAGAGGCAGATACCATGACGAATGACCTTAAAGGTATTGATTTTGAAAATGAGACCGTTGTTCTAAAAAAAATTTATTGGGAAGATGGTTTCCCAGTAGAAGAGGAAGTGTTTGAAGTTGAAATCGGGAATGCAATCCTCATGCAATCAACAGGATTGGTTGACAAGAACGGCAAGGAAATTTTTGAGGGGGACATTGTACGAACTACTAGATTTTTGGGTAGAGCTGACGAAATTGGCGGTTTCTATGAATATGAGAAAGATTATTTAGGAGTTGTAAAGGTTCTTGAAGGATCTTGGGTTATTGATACTGGCAGTGACGCAGTGAATTTGTGGTCTGAAATTGATGAAAATGAAGTGCTTGGCAACATCTACGAAAACCCAGAGCTTTTGGAGGATAAGGAATGAGACCAAAAAGATTCCCTTTCAGTGGTGCTAAAAAAGAGAGTGAAGCTAAGAAGATATCGTTAATGCTTAAAAAAGTCGATGAATCAGACTTGAAAGGATGTGTTTGGGCGGAGCCTCTACCTCTCTATAGAAAAACAAGAGTCCATGTAGAGATAGAGGGTTATGGAAAGAAAATCATGACTGAGTTTAAAACAGATGATATGGATTTTTCCAAAAAAGCTTCATTCTTTAAGAGGGAATTATTCAAAAGAGCTGAAATGATGTCTCAGTTTGATTTTAGAGAAACAACAACAGAAGAATGGAACCGAATAATCTTAGAACTTGGGGAGGCTATCAAATGTACCCAGAAATAATTGACAACGTAAACAAACCAAGCCACTACCAAGGAAGATTTGGCATGGAATCTATCGATGCTTTAAGGAATTTCATGACACCAGAACAGCTGAAAGGCTTTTATCTTGGAAATGCCTTGAAGTATCAACTGCGATTTCAGAAGAAAAACGGTCTTGAAGATCTGAAGAAAGCCAGAAAAAACCTTGACTGGCTAATCGAGGAGATGGAACATGAGAATTAAAACATTAATGGGAACAATCATCAATGTTGACAGGATAAAGCGCAGTATCACAGTTGAGGGTATTGAATTAGGCTCAGATTGCCGTGCTTTAGTATCTACACAAAGATGGTAGAGGTACAATAACACTAGTTTTTGATGGGAAAATAATTTGAAAAAGGAGTAAAACAATGTTTACACAATACAATCACGAAACAGGAAAAACAACACTTACAAAGCTTGCTAAAGGCGGTATCATTACAGTTGCAGCTGTTGCTTCACTTGGTATTTTTCGTCTCACGGCTGTGAAGCGTATCCCAGCTAATACAGTCGGGGTTAAGGTTAGCGCAATTGGAGGTGTGCAAGAAAATACCCTGCAAACAGGATATCATCTAAAAATGCCATTTATCGACAAGGTTTACACTCTCTCCACTTCTGTTCAAACAAAAACAATGGAGAAAATCACGACCCAAACTAAAGATGGTCAATGGTTAAATACTAATATCGATGTGAAATATCGTGTTAATAAAGAAAAGGCCATGACGGTATTTTCTAATTACACAGACTTAGAAAACGTGAATAATAGCGTAGTATCTCCTGCTGTTCAGCGTGCTATAGAATCTGTAACAGGAAATTACGATATTTACGATATTCTCGGTAATAAGCGTACTGAAGTTTATGAAATGATTGATAAAGCTCTCAAAGAAAAATTTGAGTCTTACGATTTGGAGTTTGTTTCTTTCACGATTACAGATCAGGATGCTGGAGATGAAATTGAAGCAGCAATCAAAAATGAATCTGTAAAACAAAAAGAAATCGACACTGCAAAACAGGAGCAGGAAAAAGCTAAAGTTGAAGCCGATACCAAGAAAGTTCAAGCTCAAGCAGAAGCAGACGCAGGTATCATCAAAGCAGAAGGTGAAGCCAAGGCCAACAAAGCTAAGTCAGACTCAATCACAGATAATCTTATCCGGATGAAAGAAGCAGAAGCCAGAGAGAAGCATGGCTGGGTCACTGTTAACGGTGCAGGTAGTGTGATCACGAATAAAGAATAAAATAAAAAAGCCAAGGCACTCTCTGCCTCAGCTATAATCTCAATAATATTATTATATCACAAAGGAGATAGAGAGTGAACAAGGCCAAAGAGCTATTGAAAGAATTACAAGACCTTGACATGGACATCCAAAGCCGTATAGATGAAATCAATGAGCTTGAGGCAGGTTTGCTCTCAAGTCCTAAGTGGTCAGGTGTCAAAGTCCAAGGTGGACAGACTAGAAAAGTTGATGATGTCTATACTCAGCTGGTAGTGATGAAAGAGGCTATAGAGCAGGATACTAAAGAGGTTATTAACAGAAAACTTGAATTAGGTAGAATGATCAATAGGCTTAAAAATCCCAAGCACAGGGCGGTATTAAGAATGACTTACATCAACAAAGGCACTGCTGATAGCGTTTGTTATGATTTGAAGATGAGTCGTACAACCTATTACAGGTTAAAAAATGAGGCGGTCTTAGCTTTGGAAGAAGTCATCTAACCTCATAGTGATCGTATGGGACTTTTTGGAACAGCACGGTTCTAAAAATCTGTTAGAATGGTAGTGTCAAGAATTGAAAAGAGAGGCACCTGAAATCAGGGTGTCGTAAAGGGCATTGAGGGTTCGAGTCCTTCCCTCTATTTCGTTCATTGACGTCTCCTTTATATTTTTCATTTTATTTCTGAGGCTTCGGCCTCTTAGACAGTAAGGACAGGTTAGCAGGTTGTTTGGGTCTCCTTAATTTTTTACCAAACGTGCGTTTTACTGCTAGACCAGTTGGTTCAATTCCAGCTACTGTCATTTGAGTGTTTGTGTCCCAGAATGGGGTAGGCAGTAGGCTTAGCATTCATATATCACTCATTAACTTAAAAATGGTTGCAGAAGTGACCGAACCTCGCATGGTTGCGTAGCTACTTATATCCTAGGTAAGTTACAAGCTAGGCGGTTTGATTCCGCTAGAGGTTTTAAATGACTACAAAAAAATAAAAAAAGGAAAACTTTCAAATTGATTACTAATTAACACGCAAGGTAGTAGTCGCCTTGCATTTTTAGGGCTTAGCCTAGATAATCTGTGGTAACTCAGGAAAAGGATGTTTTTAAATCTATCAAACATCCTGCCAGTAATGGTCAATCTAAGCAATGCAATCTTAACTATTTCAGTTTTGGAATAGGTGGGCGAAGTTAAAGCAGAGAGATTCCAACGGCAAGGTGCTGAGGAAATGCAAACGTGGCAGTTTGGCTGTGAAACGAGTCTATAAGAGGAAAGAGGTATTTGGTTCGAGGTGCAACAAGAGCTTAATACCATATCTTACAAAAATTGGGCGCCTCCCAAAAGTATGTAAGGTGAGTTGATTGTCTGCAAAACAATCGATAACAAGCAGGCGCTGTGCATTTTGTTCTTCAAAAGAGAATGAAACACATGGCGATGCGTGTCTGTGATAGATGAAAGATGATTTTTATATTTTAAAAGCTATTCAAGATAGAAAAAACTCAAAAAAAGCAAAAGTCATCGCCCGTCACAAACGAAAGTGTACTTCGGCAATTAGATTGCCTACTCAAGTCTCGCAAGGATAAGAGTAAAGTCAAAGAGTAAAGCAGCTTAGACTTTTAGCGGGGTCTTCGTTAATTGAAAAATGGCTTAGTAGTTTGCGATGTAAGGAGTGATTGGTCTAACCAATCGTGCATGAGTGATACAAGTAGGAATATTTGTGGACAAGATAATAAACTATAAGTTATCAAAAGTCACTCGTTTAAAGCAGTAGTCTCATGCTAGTTAATGGATATATGGTAGACGGATTAAATCCTGTTTAGGGAATTGAGACGTCACAGGTTCGAGTCCTGTCGTTCCAATTGTATCTCTGTGAGTAGCTATCACAATAGGGGTACAGGGCGGTAATTAGATTTAGGCTGATTAACCTGTAGGACAGAGATAAAGTAGCGCTATATAAGGCTCTGGTGGGGGAGGCACCCACTTACCGCATACAGTCACTCTTTGAGTGGCTTTTTTGATTTACAAAACGGACAAATAGGAGGTAATAGGTTGGGCAGAGCACGAGACCCAAACCGAGATAAAGCTTTTGAGATTTATAAGCAGAATAACGGAAACATCACTAACCGCAAGATTGGTGACATGTTGGGTGTGCCTGAAAAAACTATCTCAGTTTGGAAGTTAAGAGATAAATGGAGCGATTGTAGTACTTCAAAAGATGAATGTAGTACTACAAAAAGGAAACGGGGAGCGCCGAAAGGCAATAAGAACAGCAAAGGCGGAAGTATAGGTAATCAAAACGCCCTTAAACATGGCCTGTTTGCTAAGTATCTACCGCAAGGAGTGCATGAGATATACGAGCAACTGGCAGATAAGCAACCAATTGATATTCTTTGGGAGAACATTCAGCTAACCTATGCTAATCTTTTACATGCCCAGCGCATTCTGTACGTTCAGGACGTTGATGATACAACCACTATGCTTATTGCAAGCACAGCAAAAGGCGGAGAAAGCTATGAAGTTCACACTGCTTGGGATAAGCAGGGTAAGGCGTTAGCTGCAATTGCAAGAATACAGTCAGAACTTAGAAATATGATTAAAACATATGATGAATTGACTCGCTCAAGCCTTGTTACAGAGGAGCAGAGATTGAGAATTGAGATTCTGAAATCTAAACTGCCTGACAATGAACCTGAGAACGTTCATGATGATGGTTTTATCAAAGCATTAGAAGGGATAGTCGAAGAAACGTGGCGAGAAGAAAAATAAAGACCAGTACATTCGAATTCCAACCTTTTAGCAGAAAGCAGAATAAGGTGCTAAGTTGGTGGCTTTGGAACTCTCCAGTTCATGAGTCAGAAGGCATTATTGCTGATGGCGCTATCCGTTCTGGCAAGACTGTTTCTATGAGTCTAGCTTTCGTTATCTGGGCGATGACATCATTCAACCATCAGAACTTTGCGATGTGTGGGAAGACAATTGGCTCTTTCAATCGTAACGTCCTGAAACTGTTGTTGGTTATGATACAGTCAAGAGGTTTTAGCTACGTCTATCATCGGACGGATAACCTGATAGAAATCTCAAAAGGCGATGTGTCGAATGATTTTTATATCTTTGGTGGTAAGGACGAGAGTTCGCAGGATCTTATTCAAGGTTTGACGCTGGCAGGTATTTTCTTCGATGAAGTAGCGCTTATGCCTGAGTCGTTTGTTAACCAAGGCACAGGGCGGTGCTCTGTTACAGGTTCCAAGTGGTGGTTTAACTGCAACCCAGACGGGCCTTATCATTGGTTTAAAGTCAACTGGATAGACAAAGCGGAAACTAAGAACATGCTTTATCTTCATTTTGACATGGACGATAACCTTTCTCTTTCAGAGAACATCAAAAAGCGTTACAGAAGTCAATACCAAGGTGTTTTCTATCAGCGCTACATACAAGGTCTTTGGACGGTTGCAGAAGGTATTGTCTACGATATGTTCAGTAAAGATAAGCATGTTGTATCAACCTTGCCAGAAATGAGTAAGCTGGGCAAATATGTTTCGGTCGACTACGGTACGCAAAATGCGACCGTTTTTCTTTTGTGGGAAAAAGATATCAATGGCAAGTATTACTTGACAAGGGAATACTACTACTCAGGTCGTGACGAGAACGTACAGAAAACCAATGCTGAGTACGCTGATGATCTAACTGCTTGGCTGGGAGATACGAACATTGAAAGAATTATTATTGACCCGTCTGCTGCTTCATTCATTGCTGAATTGAAGAAGCGAGGATATAGAATCAAAAAAGCTAGAAATAATGTCCTTGAAGGTATTCGTTTTGTCGGTTCCATGCTCGGTCAAGAGAAGATAGCAGTGCATGAGAGCTGTGTGAATACGTTGAAAGAGTTCCACGCTTATGTCTGGGACGAGAAAGCCTCTGCGAATGGTGAGGACAAGCCTATCAAGCAATTCGACCACGCAATGGATGCTCTGCGTTATTTCTGCTATACAGTATTATTCAAGTCAGGAGGTATGACTGTTTGGAAATAGAAGTAATTAAAAAAATAATCTCGTCGCAGATGGTTAAGCACGGAAAGTTTGTCACGCAAGCAAGTGAAGCTGAGAAATACTATCGCAACGAGAATGATATTAAACGAAAGCGTAAGCCTGCCGATAAAAAAGGAGCAGAGAACGAAGCGAAAGCAGAAGATAATGCGTTTCGTAACGCTGACAACCGTATTAGTCACAACTGGCACCAGTTATTGCTTGACCAGAAAAAGGCTTATGCGTTGACCTATCCGCCTACATTTGATGTGGACGATAAAAGCGTTAATGATAAGATTGTAGACGTCTTAGGAGACGATTATGAACGTATCAGCAAGCAACTTTGCGTTAATGCAGGAAATGCTGGCATCGCTTGGCTTCACGTTTGGAAAGACGCTAGTGACAACTCGTTTAGATATGCTTGTGTGGACTCAAAAGAAGTGATTCCAATCTACTCAAAGTCTTTAGATAAGAAGTTGATTGGGGTACTGCGAGTTTACTCTAGCATAGATGAAACGGATGGCAAGAATTACACTGTTTACGAATATTGGAACGGCAAAGAGTGCTCTTTCTATCGTCATGAAAAAGAAAAGCCACTGGAAGAATTGGAGTCATTCCAAGCAATTTCTTTGATTGATACCATGAATGGCGACCGCTCTAGCGACAACACTTTCAAACATGATTTTGGCCTTGTTCCTTTTATTCCGTTTAAAAACAACGAAATCGAGACCAACGACTTGAAGCCAATCAAAGACCTAGTTGATGTTTATGACAAGGTCTTTAGTGGATTTGTCAATGATACAGACGATGTTCAAGAGGTTATCTTTGTTCTTACAAACTACGGTGGGCAGGACAAGCAAGAGTTTCTTGAAGATTTGAAACGCTACAAGATGATTAAGATGGACAACGACGGTATGGGAGACCAGTCAGGAGTTACAACTATTGCGATTGACATCCCAACCGAAGCTAGAAATCTGATTTTAGAGCGGACTAAGAAACAAATCTTTATCAGTGGCCAAGGGGTTAACCCTGAAACAGATAAGCTGGGGAACAGTTCTGGAGTTGCTTTGAAGTTCCTTTACTCACTTTTAGAGTTAAAAGCTGGGAATATGGAAACTCAGTTCAGAAGTGGATATGCCACACTTGTTAAGATGATTTTGAAGCATCTAGGGTTATCCGATAAACTCAAAATCAAGCAAACATGGACACGGAACTCAATCAATAACGATACAGAAATGGCTCAAGTAGTTTCTACTCTTGCAACTATCACATCAAGAGAGAATGTAGCTAAATCGAATCCAATTGTAGAAGATTGGCAGGATGAACTACGCTTGCAGAAAGCTGACCAAGAGGAACAATCTGAAAAACTCTACGACATGGAAGAGGTAGAGCATGAGTCGGAAACTGAATAAAGAAGAGAAAATTGCCTTTATCGAATCTCTTGATGACCTCAACCGAGAAGAGAAAGACAGATTGCTATATGAGCTGGCTCAGATTGACGACCTCAGCGAGATAATAGACTACATCGATAATTTATGCCGCAGAACACTAAAACGCATTACAGGGCGTTTAGAGGCGTTTGAGAGGGTATCTAAAAATCGTAGTGACTCATTACCATTTTATCTGTTATCCCTGACTAAGACTGACCAATTGAAAACCAAGCAAGAGATTGCTGGTTTTGTTAAGAAACATCCTGATTTAACAGAGTGGTCAAGGTCAATAAAGGTCAAAACAAATGCAGATGCCTTGTTTGCTGGTGTTGAGATGGATATCGCTGAAATGACTGGTAAAATCAACAAGCGAATAGAAACACATCTCAAGCAAACCTACCAAGAAACCTACTTAAATCGTGCTTACAACTACCATAAGCAGACCAAAAGAGAACCGAATTTCAAGCCTGAGCGCCTAGAAGAAGAATATCTTCAAAAGGCAATCAACGAAAACTTCAAAGGCAAGCGGTTCTCTGAGCGTGTTTGGGGTAGCAACATGGACGAACTGGTTAGTAGAGTAGAGTCGCTTGTAACCAATGATTTAAACCGAGGTTATCCCGTAGACCAGTCCAGTAAACTTCTAGCAATTGAGTTTGAACGTGCTCGTAATCGTGCAGTGACTGTTTTGCAGACGGAAACGAACGGAATTCAGGCTCAGGCAACGCTGGATGAATATCAGGACGACAATATCAAGAAGTACAGGTATCTAGCGACCTTAGAGGTTCACACATGCCCTATTTGTGGCGAGTTAGACGGTAAGGTATTTCTTGTTAAGGATGCAGAGAAAGGTGTAAATTACCCGACCATGCACCCTCACTGTCGATGTACGACGGTTCCTGCCTTAGAAAAAGGTGGGAAACGTTATGCAAGAGATATTGAAACAGGGAAAGGCTATGAGGTTGAAAGTGGTCAGACCTTCAAGGATTGGCGAAAGCAGCAGCTTGATAAGTATGGTCAGACTGCTATTAAAGACAAGCTACAAGCTGAAAGATTGGAAAAGGACAGAGTCCACAGAACCAAGGAGCAGTTCATAGCTTATAGACAGGTTTTAGGCCCTCAAAATATGCCCAAAACATTTGCAGGCTTCTATGATTTGAAGTATAATGATGCTGAGGGATATAAGGATCTAAAAGACCGCATCAGATGGGCAAAGTCCAAGTTTCCTACTGAGAAATCTTTAAATGGACATTTCGAAAGTCATGGGAAAGAGTTCGGAGCGGAAAGCCCTGAAGAATATCAACAATTGGCTAGAAATTTATTATCTTCTGTTGTCTCTAAAAATATTATAGGTTATGATACTGGAGAAAGAAGAGTTCGATTTAATCGAGAAACGGGGACAATTGCGATTGGGAAAAGAAATGCCTCAGGAAAAGCGAGAATAACAACTATGTTTAAGCCAGATGAAGGAGAGGAATATTACCATGACGACTATAAAAAAGAATATAATAATGATTGACGGATGGGAACATGTGCATTGCCCCGTATGTGGAAATTTAGTAGAAACTTATGATATTTGTGATGTTTGTCATTGGCAAAATACGGGAGCATTTAATATTGATGGCGGTCCTAATAAAATGACACTTGCGGAGGCTAAAGAAGCTTACGCAAAAGGTTTACCGATTAGATAAATAAGCACCTAGAGAAATCTAAGTGCTTTTCTTATGCTTAAAAAGGAGCGAGAAATGAAATACCGTAAAAAACCAGTAGTGATTGAAGCTGTGCAGTTTTTAGATACAGAAGAATCAATTTTGGAGTTATCAGAATTAGGATTAGATCCAGTTCGTGTTGATTATGCTGATTTGGATAATCCAGTTCTAAAGATAGAAACGCTTGAAGGATTGATGGCTGCAACAGAAGGCGATTATATTATCAAAGGTGTGCAAGGCGAGTTTTATCCATGCAAACCTGACATCTTTAAAGAAACATATGAAAAAGTAGAGGAGTAAAACATGTTTATTTGGGATTGGGTATCAATCGCTTTCGGGTGGTTGGTATTTTTGTTTTTAATGCTGTTTATCATAGCATTTGTAAAGAAAGTGATTGAAAAAATTACAAAATAATCTAACCGCATCGAAATCGAGGCGGTTTTCTTATTCTCTAACCGTATGGAATCCCGTACGGTTTTAATATTGGAGGTATTATCTTGAGGATGTATACAAAAATAGCACTAACAATTGCTGTAACAGTCATTACAACAAAGCTAGTGCTACACATAGAAGAACAGCGAAAAATCAGAGACTTACATAACCGAATCGCTAAACTAGTTCAAATTGACTAGTATCTTATGCCCTGGGCATGGCGTTAAAAGGTTCAAATATTGGACGAGTCCGTAGTCCTAACAAAAGCGGAGCGACTGGTGATGGAGAACACCTAAAAAGCCTAGCGTAGAGGAAAGGATTTTCAAAATGAAAAAAGAACAACTGGCAAACATCGGCTTAACTGAAGACCAAATTTCTCAAGTCTTCGCTTTGTATGGTGCTTCTGTCCAAAAATTAAAGGATGATGTAGCAAGTAAAGAAAGCGAATTGGAGAGCGTGCGTGGACAGCTGACACAACGTGATAAAGACTTGAATGATTTGAAGAAAAAAGGCGCAGATGTTGAAGATATTCAGCAAAAGCTAGAGGACTTACAAGCTAAGTACAAGCAAGATACAGAAGCGCTTGAGATGAAGTTAGCAGATGAGAACAAATCTCGCTTAATCGATGCTGAATTGACAAAAGCTGGCGTTCGAGACGCAGAAATTTTTGAAAAAATCTTAAACAAAGACGAAATCTCTGTAAAAGATGGCAAATTGATTGGCTTGACTGAGCAAATCGAAGCTCAGCGTGCTAAGAGTCCATATCTCTTTAACGGGGAGAAACAAGCCCAATATACGCCAAACCAAGGCGATGGGCAAGGTGCTAGTTTAGGGAATTGGGAAACTGCTATGAGCAACCCTAACTTCAACCTAACTCAATTTTTAGAACAACAAGGAGAAAATAACTAATGTCAAACGAAATTACAAAAATTCTAGACACGATTACACCTCAACAGTACAATGCCTATATGCAACAGTACACAGCTGCTAAATCTGCTTTCGTTCAAAGTGGTATTGCAGTATCAGACGAGCGTGTCTCTAAAAACATTACATCTGGTGGGCTTTTGGTCAACATGCCTTTCTGGAATGACCTTACTGGTGATTCTGAAGTTCTCGGAAACGGCGACAAAGCCCTAGAAACAGGAAAAATCACTGCTGGAGCAGACATTGCCTGCGTTCTTTATCGTGGACGTGGTTGGGCTGCCAACGAATTGACCGGTGTAGTAGCTGGTTCTGACCCAGTACGTGCAATCTTGAATCGTATCGGCGCTTATTGGTTGCGCGAAGACCAAAAAGCCTTGATTGCTACCTTGAATGGTATCTTTGCTACTGGTACTGGTGGAGAGAAAGGTGCGCTTGAAGAAACTCACGTATCAGACCAATCAAAAGCGTCTACTGGTATCGATGCAGCTATGGTGCTTGACGCTAAACAATTGCTTGGAGATTCTGCAGATCAAGTTACTGCTATCGCTATGCACTCTGCAGTTTATACTAAACTACAAAAAGACAACTTGATTCAATACATCCAGCCAACTACTGCGACTATCAACATTCCAACCTACCTTGGTTACCGTGTCATTATTGATGATGGTATTGCACCAGCAGGAGATGTTTATACATCATACCTTTTCCGTACTGGTTCAATCGGTCTCAATACAGGAAATCCAGCAGGATTGACTACATTTGAAACCTCTCGTGAAGCTGCTAAAGGTAACGACATGATTTACACTCGTCGTGCCCTTGTTATGCACCCATACGGTGTGAAATGGACTGGCGCAGAAGTTACTGAAGGAAACATCACTCCATCAAATGCTGACTTGGCTAAATTCAAGAACTGGCAACGTGTTTACGAGCCTAAAAATATCGGTATTATCGCTTTGAAACACAAAATCGGCAAATAGATTGGGTGACAGAATATGATTCAAGAATTGAAACAAGACAACACAATGTACTTGATCTCATGCGTTCGGAAAATGCGTCAGGATAATTATTTCAAAGATATGGAAGTTCTTCACTACGCTTTGACCCAAGCAGAAAACGAGATTTTGAATTATATTCACCAAGACAGTGTGCCTGGACGTTTAGAGAACGTATGGATAGACATGACCAACGACTTACTGGACAAGGTTAAGGAGCAAAGCGTGCTTGCTGAAAAAGCTGACGCAGACGACTTTTCGGTTAAGAGTATCAAAATGGGTGATACGACAATAGAAAAGATTAGTCCTTACGAAATGATTCAACGAATGAAACAAGTGCCGTCATCACTTGAGCGCTACAAGCGCCAGTTGAATCGTTTTAGGAAGCTACTATGACCGAATATGCTAAGACAGTCTTTGATTGTTTGTATGACTGTAAAATGACGGTTAAAGGTTATACAGAGCAAGAGATAGACGGTTTGACCAGTATGTCAGAAAGCGTGCTATTAGAGGACATTCCTTGCAGGATTTCGCAAATGAGTAATAGTTCAACGAACGGGAGCGACTATCAAGCCAATGGCTACGATATGAAACTCTTTTGCTCTGTTGTCTATGATATCCCTGCAGGTTGCAAGATTGAGGTGACTGATAGAAATGGGCACGTTAAAGTGTTTACACGTTCTAATGTGCCTATTGATCAGTATTGGTCACATCAAGAAATTGCTATTAAGCTAGAGGGCAAGTCATGAGTGGCAGTTTTGATTATCGTAGTTTCGCTAAGTTTGCTAACAACTTCAACAGGAATGCGAATCATGCGAAAGTAGACCGATTTATGAGACAGACCTTGAATTATGAAGGCACAGAACTAAATTCCAAAGTAAAAGAGAGAACGCCTGTCGGTGTTTATACGGATCATTGGGTGGAGTTCACAACCAAAGATGGCAAACACGTCAAATTTTGGGCAAGTGCTCATGGAAAACAAGGTGGAACCTTGCAAAAAGACTGGTCTAAAAGCCGTATTGAAGTATCTGGACGGACCTATAAGCAGAAAGTTTATAACAAGGTCTACTATGCCCCACACGTTGAGTACGGGCATAAGACAGTTAATGGTGGCTTTGTCCCAGGGCAATTTTTCCTTCATAAAACGGTTGAAGATACTAAAAGCGATATGGAAAATCGTGTCCGTGGTAAGTATGATAGCTTTATGAGAAAGGTAGTGTTAGGAAATGGCAAATAAAGGCTTTCGGTTAGTCGAGGAGTTAGTTAGTCATATCAAGGGGTTATATCCTGACATCAGGATTTATCTGGATGAAGTAGAGCAAGGTTTTAAAGAGCCTTGTTTTTTTATCCATGTGGTTGATACTAAGTACACCCCAGAAGCCAATAAGTATGTGAAAGTACGTTCTAAAGTGGATTTGTCTTATTTTCCTCCTAAGAAAAAGCGTAGCGAGTGTTTAGCCATGCAGGAAGAATTGAGTTATAAACTCTTACACTTGCCGACGATTCATTTATTTGACCGTCAGTATGAAGTGGTTGACAACGTTCTGCATTGTATTTTTAACGCAAGCACACGCTTGAAGTTAGAAGAGGAAGATATCAAACAACGTGAATTGAAAGTGAAAGAAGAGGTAAAAGATGGATAATGTAGACGGAATTGTGTTCCCTACTGCGGACATTTTGGAAAGTAGCGCTTTTACCAACGGAGAAAAAGACATCTTGGGGGCTATTTTAGACCCAGAAGAGTCTTATAGCTTGGGAGAAGCAAGAGCAAAACTAGAATACGAACTAGGAAGGAAGATTAACTAATGGCAGGTGGAATTTGGAAACGCCAAAATAAAGTAAGACCAGGTGCTTACATCAACGTCAAATCAAAAGACATTGCAATGACTCGCCTTGGCGGTGACGGTGTCGTAACAGTACCGTTGGCGCTCAGTTTCGGTCAATCAAAGAAATTGATGAAAATCCGACGTGGTGAAGACCTATTTAAGAAGCTAGGTTATGAGCAAGAAAGCCCACAGCTTTTGTTGCTGAACGAGGCATTCAAACGTGTGAGTGAAGTCTTGCTTTATCGTCTGAATACAGGCGAAAAGGCAAACGTAAGCCTTTCGGACAACGTAACGGCTCAAGCTAAATATAGCGGCGTCCGTGGGAATGACATTACAGTAACGGTCAAAACAAACGTAGACGACCCAAGTTCATTTGATGTTGTCACATTCCTTGATACAGTGGTCATGGACTCGCAAACTGTAAAAGTCTTGGCCGATTTAAAAAACAATGATCTAGTTGAGTTTTCAGGAACTGGAGAACTGCAAGCGGTGGCTGGTGCTAAACTTACCGGCGGTACTGATGGTGCAGTCTCAACCCAAGACTACTCAGAATACTTCAAGGCGCTTGAAACAGTTGAATTTAACTACATGGCTTTGCCAGTAGAAGACGCTTCTATCAAGAAGGCGGCTATCAACTTTATCAAACGTATGCGTGAAGACGAAGGGCTTGGCGCCCAATTGGTTGTTGCGGACTCAGACGCAGACAGTGAAGCAGTCATCAACGTTAAAAATGGCGTTATCTTGTCTGATAAGACAGTTATTGATAAGACGAAAGCGACTGTTTGGGTTGCAGCAGCAAGTGCAAATGCTGGTGTTGAAAAATCATTGACTTATGAGAAGTACGAAGACTCTGTTGATGTTGTGGGTCGTTTGAGCCATACAGAGACAGAAGATGCGCTCTTGAAAGGGCAGTTTGTCTTCACTGCTCGTCGTGGCCGTGCGGTAGTTGAACAAGATATCAACTCACACGTCAGCTTCACGATTGAAAAGAACCAAGATTTCCGTAAGAACCGTATCTTGCGCACCTTGGACGATATTGTGAACGATACTCGTTATGCTTTCTCTGAGTATTTCCTTGGAAAGGTAAGCAACAACGAAGATGGACGTCAAGCGTTCAAAGCGAACCGTATTCGTTACTTTAAAGACCTTGAGGCTCGTGGTGCTATCGAAGATTTCAAAGTTGAAGACATCGAGGTGCTACGTGGTGAGTTGAAAGAGTCTGTAGTGGTTAACGTTAAAGTGAAACCAGTGGATAGCATGGAAAAACTGTACATGACAGTTACAGTAGAGTAGGAAAGGAGACAGTATGGCTTTTTTAAAAGGTCGTGACGTAATCAGCGGTCAGGAAGGTACCGCTTTTATTCACATCGACGGAAAAAATGAGTTCATGTTCTATATCAAGGAACTTGAAGCGACAGTTAAGAAAAACAAAGAAGAAGTCCGCACCCTTAACAAACGTGGTACGCAAGTAAAAGCGACTGGTTTCAAGGGTGAAGGTAAGATGACCATCTACGGTGTCACTTCAACATTCAAGGAAATGATGTTGGACTACATGAAGAATGGTCGTGATACATTCTTTGATATCCAAGTTACCAATGACGATGCGACAAGTTCAATCGGTCGTCAAACAACTATCTTGCGTGAATGTAACCTTGATGAAGTTGTGATGGGTCAACTAAAAGTTGAGGAAGATTTCTTGGAAGAAGAAGTCAACTTTACTTTTGAAGATGTGGATATTTTGGAAAAATTTAATGCACCTAAATTAGGTTAGAAAGAGGATAGATAAATGGCAATTTCAGACTTTTTACTAGAAAACGTTCAGCAGGAAGAAACAAAGGAAGTACACCTTAAGCGCTTCAAATCTCCTTTTGCCATTCGAAGTATTGACGAAAGTCTAAACGATACGTTGAAGAAACGTGCAACAATCAAGAAGAAAAACCGTCAAGGTGTGGCCATTCCTGAGTTCAACAACGATAAGTACATTGACTCTTTGATGTCTGCCTGCGTTGTTACTCCAGACTTGAAAGACGCTCAACTACAAGAGTCTTATCGTACAGTTGGGGATGAAGCAGCAACTTTAAAAGCTATGTTGAAGATTGGGGAATATGCTACCCTAATGCAAGAAATTCAGTCGCTTAACGGATTTGATGAAGATATCAATGATCTTGTCGAAGAAGCAAAAAACGACTAGAGGACGGGGACGCAGAGTTGAGTTATGCTTACTACTGTTTGCATCAATTCAACTGGACTCCGTCCTTTTTGGATAGCTTATCTAAACGTGAAAAAGCCTTGATTTTTGCCTTTATCGATATCCGAGTAGAGGCAGAAGAGAAGGAACACAAAGAGATGGAAAGAAAAAGCAAAGGAAGGAGGAGACGGTAGAAGATGACTACATTAATGCAGACGCTAGCGCTTAGAGATAATTTCTCAAGCCCTTTAAATCGAATTAACAGTACGATTAACAGGACTATTGCTAAGTTCGGCGAGTTGGATAGACGTGTCAAGAAGATGACGCAGACTGCAACGATTAAAGTCAAAGCAGATATGCCTAAGAATTTAACTGCACCTAAAGTTTCTAGTCCTGTAGCTCCTAAAATGGCGACACCTATCGCTCCTAAACTTCCTTCGACTGGGCCACTTATTGGTGGCTTAGGCGCTGCTACATCCATGCTTGGTCGAATGACTTCTATTTCTCGTGCTTTGAATTTCATGGTTGCTATTCAAGCCTTGAGGCAAATGGCTAATTTAATGAGTGGTCTGATTAAGTCAGGCGATGATTATATTCAGACCATGGCAAGGCTTAAGACGATAGAAGATGGATCTAAGACAGGTCAAGAACTTCAAGATAGTATCATGGCAGCGGCACAACGCTCAAGGACTGGCTTCGGTATCATGGCAGACTCAGTGGCTAAACTACGCTCACAAGCTGGAGAAGCCTTTAAAAGCAATGATGAAGCTATTGCATTCGCTGAACAGTTGAATAAACTTTATAAAATCGGTGGTGCAAGCTTAGAGCAACAAAAAGCAGGGACGCTTCAAATCACACAGGCGCTTGCTTCAGGGGTTCTTCGTGGTGATGAGTTCAACTCTATGATGGAGAACGCTCCGCTTGTTGCCCAAAAACTAGCTAGACACCTTGGTGTCAGCGTTGGTCAATTGAGGGGAATGGCTAAAGATGGGCAATTAACAGGAGATATCCTTAAGAGTGCCTTGCTTGGTTCAGCAGTTGAAACAAACGCTGAATTTGCGAAAATGCCGATGACCTTTGCTGATATGATGACTCAGGTTGGCAACGTAGCTACATACGCATTTCAGCCTTTAATTCAAGCATGGCAAGAGTTTATTAACAGTACCGCTGGTCAGAACTTCATGGCAGGTTTAGAAACCGCTATGTTTGCGATTGGCCAGATAGCTATGTGGCTCTTTAATCTCTTTGTTGCAGGCTGGGACTGGGTAACAGAACACGCTAATTTTGTAATTACTGCTTTTGAAGTTTTGGCTACAGTGGGTGTCATTGCAGGTTTAGCAGTTGCAGCTGCATGGGCAATAGCTAACTGGCAAATACTCTTAATCATCGCAATTGTTATTGCAATTGCGGCCGCTTTGAGTGAGTTGGGTATTTCTTTTGTAGATGTTGCAGCTACCATCATTAGTATGTTTGTGTACATCGGAGAAACAGTATACAATGTCATACTATTCATCATCAACTTGTTTATATTCTTAGGCTCTCTGATTATCAATGTCTTTATAGGAATTTGGAATGCAGTGATAACCGTTGCTGAAGCAATCGCAAACACATTTCTAATGGCTGTTTGGGCAGTTAAGAAAGCATTTGCCACTCTTGCTAAAGCAGTTCTAGGGGCATTTGCAGCAGTCGCAGATGGCGCAGCTAACGTTGCTACAGCTATAGGGAACGCCTTTATAGCTGGGGCCAATATGGCTATTAAGGCTATAAACTGGATTATTAAAGCATTGAATAAAATCCCTGGTGTGAACCTTGGAACTGTTGGTGAAATTGGTGCTATGTCATACAATGGTGGACTTGGTAACTCAATTAGAGGACTAGCTGATGGTTTAGATCCAGGTGCCGCTCCTGAAAAAGTTTCTTTTGCTGGTATGAAAGGAAAAGGTTTAGAGCTACACAATCCAACAGAAGGATTGAAGAACCCTTTACTTGATTCTGCGGCAGCATATCAAGGGACGAAGAATTTCTTTAATGGTATCGGTGACGCTATGAAGGGATTTGGAGACAAAATGAAGAAACAAGACGAACTTGCTTCTAAATTTGACCAAATGAACCAAACACCAGCAGGAGCAGGCGCTCCAGAAGGTGGTGGCGGAGGTGGCAAAGGACTTGGAGACAAGCTTGGTAAAGGCAAGAACATTGGTAACGTCGGTAAGATTGAGGATGAAGTCAAACTGAAAGACGAAGATATCAAGATGATGCGTGATGTTGCAGAACGTAAGTACATCATTGATTACCAAGTTCTAACACCTCAAGTTAGTGTTAAATATGAGTCTAAAAATAGCGCTACTGAACAGGATATCAATGATCTAGTTGGTAAGATTGAAGATAAGATTGTCGGTTTGGTCAATAGTGACCTAGGAATTGCGTAGGAGGTAGAAAGAAATGGCGATTGGTATTTTTGTAGAGTACAAAGGTCAGGTCACACAACTTCCTGTCAATCCAGAAGAACTGAAAACGAAGAATAGCGCCAATAACGAGTCAACAACGAGTATTGCGCTAGGAGAAATAACCCAGATGAGTTTCCCTAAACTCTCTGAGGTTACTTTCACTTCGTTCTTCCCGAGAGACACTTTCCGCTCTTATGTCCTGAATAAGTCAGGAACGCCTGAAACCTATGTCCGACTCTTAAAGAAAATCATGGACGGCAAAGAACCTTGTCGCTTGATTATTTCTGGTGTGGGTATCAATATGCTTGCGACAGTTGAGAGTTTCGAGCAACAAAGAAAAGCTGGTATCCATGAGGATGTTTACTACGACATCACTTTCAAAGAGTACAAGATGGCCAAGGCTCGGTTTGTAAAAATCGAGAAGAAGGTATCAGAAGATAAGAAAGCTAGTCAGCCTCAGAAAGAACAAGCCCCTTCAACTAAGAAAGAAGTGACTATCGGTGCAAAGGTGCTCGTCAATGGGCAGCTGCATAGAGATAGCTACGGAGAAGGCCCAGGCCAAACTGAGTCAAACGCAACTAGGCTTGTCAATTATATCAATATGAAAGGGTCGCATCCTTATCACGTTACCATGCTGGATGGCGGTTGGCGTGGTTGGGTTACTGCTGATTCGGTGCAAGTCCTATGATGGAATTTCTGATTCAAGATGTGAATGACGGGAAAGTCTTTGATATAACTGAGTTGGTCGGAGGTGTCAAATGGGAAACCAGTATTGATTTTCAGCCGGGAAAACTTGAGTTTGATATGATCATAGACTCGCAGGTTACTTGTAACTTTGGGGATGTTATCCGCTTCAAGGTAGATGATAAGGGCATTTTTTACGGTAAAGTTTTCAAGAAAAAGCGGAAATCAGCCAAGAAATGGTCGGTTACTGCTTATGACAGAATGAGGTATCTGAAAAACACTGACACAATTGTGTTTGAAGCCTCTAAGAGTCATGAAATCTTTAGTAAGATTTGTGAAATTTCAGAACTTGAGTACAAGGTTGTTGATGAGGGGAACTGGACATGTCCGGAGAAAATCGAAGATAAGAAGACTTATTTTGCGATGATCCAGAACGCTTTGGACTTAACATTGATTCATGGTGGTATGTGGTACATCATCAGGGATAACTTTGGTACAGTCGAGCATATAGCCTTAAATTCGCTGATTACTGACTTAGTGATTGGTGATGATAGCGTAGCTACAGACTTTGACTATGAAGGCTCTATTGATGATAGTTTCAACTATGTGAAGCTGACTAAAGACAACAAAGAGAGTAAAAAGCGTGAAGTTTACGTTGTGAAAGACTCTAAAAACGTGGCTCTTTGGGGCAAGTTGCAGTACCACGAGAAAGTGGATGAAAAGATGAATGAGAGTCAGATTCAACAGAAGGCCGAACTCTTATTGAAAGCTAAAAATCATCCTAAAAAGACTTTTAAAGTCCCTTGCTTAGGACATCTTGGAATTAGTGCAGGAAACAGCGTTGTACTGGATTTTGCCGATTTAGAGTCTGAAGGGATTAAGAAGAACAGCCTTAGTATTATCTCTAAATGTACTCACAAGTGGGACAAGGTGCATACAATGGATTTAGAATTGAGGACGCTGGAATAATGGCAGGAGAGTTATTAGCACGACTTTTGGCGCAAGGAGTAGATGATGGGACAGACAGAACAGATATTGTTTTTGGCTCTGTCACATCTGTTTCTCCTTTAACAATCAAGGTTAATAATAAACTTGAAATCCCTGAGTCCTTTTTAGTTCTAAGTCCAATGGTTAAAGAACTGCGTACTGGAGATACTGAAGGGGACAACAAGAGATGGATTGTTTTTCGTGATCTTGAAGCAGGAGACAAAGTCTTAATGATTAAAGCCCAGAACGGGCAATTATACTACGTTTTACAAAGGATGGAGTGAAGATGGTAGATATACGAAACATTGAAGAAGTTGTTTTGCCATCCTACACTTATCAAGTGAAAAATGGCAGAATACATGGATATATAGATGGATTAGAGGCCATGAGGCAAGCAGTTGAAAAGATTTTGCTTACAGAACGGTTTGAGTGGGTTATCTACTCTTCAAACTACGGAGTAGAATTGGAGCGCTTGATTGGAAAGCCTTATGATTTTGTAAAAGCTGATCTTGAGAGAACAATTTCTCAAGCCTTGTTAGTTGATACAAGAATTAAAAGTGTCCAAAATTTCTTCATCGAGCAGCAAACCAAGGACAGCTTGCTTTGTGTCTTTGAAGTCCATACTATATCCGGTTTATTTAAAGTTGAAAAGGAGGTGACGCTGATTAATGATAGGTGATTTCTTAGAAAAATACACGTTTGATTATCTGATGAATGACGCTCTTTCTCGTGTCAATGAAAATATTGATACACGGGAAGGTTCTATCATCTATGACGCATTGGCGCCTGCTTGTTACGAGTTAGCTGGTTTTTATTTGCAGTTGAAAAATCTACTGCTAGATACATTTCCACAGACCGCTATTGGCCAATACCTAGACTACAAGGTTGAAGAGTTCGGACTCCACCGTTATCCGTCAAAAAAAGCGGTACGCTTTGCGGAGTTTAAAAACGAGAGAAAAGAAGGCGTACAAATCGCTTTGGGTTCTCGTTTTGCGACAATTGACGATGCTGCACTCATCTACAAGGTAGTTCGTGCAACTAATGTAGCTGGCAAGTATGAAGTAGAGTGTGAGACGACTGGCGTTGTTGGAAATCGCTACTATGGTAATATCTTACCCTTAGAGAACTACAGGAACCTTGCCACTGCAGTCTTAGGGGAAATCGTTACATCTGGGCAAGATGAAGAAACTGACGATGAATTGCGGAAGCGTTTCTTGATTTACGTCAATGAGAAGCCGTTTGGCGGTAACTTCATCGAGTACGTTCAGCGTGCTCGTGAAATCGACGGTGTTGGTGCGGTTCAGGTTTATCCAGTGTGGAATGGCTCAGGAACGGTTAAAGTGGTTGTGTTAGACAATGACTTGAACCTGGCATCTGCTGAGACAATTAAGAAGGTGCAAAACGTTCTGGATCCATTAGAATATACTGGAAAAGGCGTTGGACTTGCTCCTATCAATCATCGTGTGACGGTTACGACTGCGACACGATTCCCGATTGATATTGAGTTTAAGATTGAGTTGATGACGGGTTACCAGCTAAATCAAGTGAAAGAACTGGTAGACAAGACACTAGACCAGTATTTTTTAGACTTGAGAAAGAACTGGGCGCAATACTCAGATGTCAACACCTACAGCATGAAAATCTATCGCTCGCAGTTAATGGCCAAGTTACTGACCATTACAGGTATCGCAAACGTTGATAAGATGAAATTGAATAACCGTGAAGCTGATTTGTCGCTTGTTTTCACAGGACAATTACAACAATTGCCGTATAAAGGAACAGTGAGGACGGTTTAATGGTAAAAGAAGTAAACTTATCTGAATACGTTCCAGATTACTACGAGGGCGTCAAGGATATGAAAGAACTGATCCGGGTGGAAAACGCTCTGTTTAAAGACGGGACTATCTCGCTAGAGCAGTTCATCAAGAACCAGTTTATTATGTATTGTGATGTCCCTACCTTGACGAAATTTGAAGAAGTCTACGGTATTGTTGCTCATGCCGACGATACGTTGGAGTGGAGAAGAGAGCGTGTTTTGTTGCGGATCAATATGAGGCCACCATTTTCATGGTGGTTTTTAATTCGCAAATTAGACGACCTTTTCGGAAAAGGAAAGTACAAGGCTTCAGTAGATTTCGCTAATCAGGTATTACTGATCGAGTCCGGTGCAGAAACGAGCGGACTTTTCAGAGAGTCAGTTATTTTTGTCAATGCAATCAAGCCAGCAAATATGGGATATACGCATATCCCAACAGTAACAGAGCGTGTTAAATTGAAAGAACGGTTATTCAAGACTTCGGTAGATTTCGCTAGAGCAGGTTATGCAGTTGTAGGAGTGACACCTTTTGAATATGAAGGGCCACAAGAGGAGGTTTTATTCAATGATTAAAGAAACGTTACTAAATACAGTTACAGAAACCGTACTAGCTAAAATCAACAAAGCAAGGTTGAACGATAATCAAATTGTGACGATACAGAAGCAACGAGAGCAACATTTTGTCCTGATTGATTTCTTGGTACCAGACTCAATAAAAGAAATCAATAAGATTGAGTTGTTAGATGATTCAAATGCGCCTCAGTCTGTCATTGATGTATACGTTCCGATTGAAACAACAACACGATTCAAATATAGACTGGAGGTGCTAACAGATGGCTAAAATCTGGAGGTCAAGAGATATTATCGGCGCTGAGGATGCGCAACGATGGGAAAACAAAGCCGACTTAAATCATAGACACAAGGTTGCAGACATCGACGGTCTGCCTGAAAAGATTGACGAGTTCACCAGAAGCAAGGCTGAAAAAGTTGACCTATCTGCTCACATCAACAACCGCAACAACCCACACAATGTTACCAAGGCGCAGGTAGGTTTGGTAAACGTAGATAACGTAAGGCAAGCCAGTTATACAGACCATGAAGCGACTAAAATAAATGTCAACGAGCAAGAACAACGATTGTCATTGTTAGAAGAAATGGTACTACAGAATGCATTCTATATACCAATCAAGGCCGAAGATAATGCTAATGTGTTGCTAGGTGACGAAAACAACAATTTAGTAGTAGCGGATTGGAAATACCAAATAGTAGAAAGGGAGGAATAGATGAATGGTAATTATGAGTAACCAAGTTAGAAAAGCTACTGATTTGCCCACGTTATCCAACGTATCGGACGGAGATGTGGTGCTAGTTCATAGTGGAGCAGGGTTAAAGAAAGTTCCTGTGTCCACTTTGAAACGAACATTTACAACACCACAATCAGCTATATCAGTTGCTACATCAAACTCAAACGGGATTGTCAGGCCAGATAATCAGACAACAGAGGTGTCAAATGGTGTGTTGAAAGCTAAGACTGCAACTAGTGGACAGGCTGGTGTGGTTCGACCTGATAATTCGACGATTACAATCGATAGCTCGGGTGTTTTACGAGTCAATAGGTCAGCGCTTGGGATTCCAAGTACACCGTCGGAAGTAGTCGCTAATAAGCTGATTAACCAGAACGGGAATCAGCAAATGAAGTATTGGTATGGATCTAAATATCAATATGAAGCACTCTCAACCAAAGACCCGAACACAATCTATGATGTGTATGAGTAGGTGATACTATGGCTACAAGAGAAGGCATTTATGTTGGAGGACATGAAATTGTTCAAAGATACGTGGGTAGTAGGCTTGTTTGGGAGAAATTCAATCTAATTCTCATAGGGAGCGGAAACTTTAATTTTACAGCAGAGAGAGATGATAAAGCTGTTATCAATTTAGATAATGCAAACGGTATTTATTCATTGGAAGATTTAGAAAGATATAAAGAGGCTACAGCGGTAAAAAGGGGTGGTAAAACCTTTAGAATAAATTCAGTGCAATTGACGACAAGGACAGGGGCATATAATGAATTTTATGGTTCTTTTTCAATGTCTTTTAGAAGTAGAACTGATAGAGATACGTTCTTACGTTTAGGAACTAACACTTCATTTTATAAAAACAAGAGGTAATTAAATATGGAATTCGTATTAGTAAATAAATTTTTTAGAGTTGGCAAGACGGAAGTCTCTATTCAATGTGACAAGCCGTTTACTTTCTTCACTCGCGAGTTAGAGGGTGACCGCTTGGGTGATACGGACGAAACACTCATTGAAGCAGTTAAAGATGTGCTACGCACCGAGTTAGATCCTACAAGTGCAATTGTACAAACGCAAGCTAAACTGCAAGAAACGCAGGCCAAACTAGAGCAAACAGAACAGAAATTAGCACAATCTGAGGCTAAGCAGACCGCTACGGAACAGACTGTTCAGAAGAATAAAGAAGAAGCTGACCGTTTTGGTAAAATCAGTCATGCTTTAGTGTTGGCTTTGGTAACTGGCAAGGTTATTCTTTATGGTACAACATACAAAATCCTAGCAGATTTAATTCCAACAGCAGAAATTGGAAAACGTTATATGGCAAATGATTTAATTGCTATCGAAGACCCAACTCACGTTGAAGTGGATGGTGAGGGTAAGCGTATCTTGGTTCAGTTGAACAAGGAATTTACATATAACGGTGAACCTGCAAGCGATTTCGCTCGTAATGGTCGTCTTGAACTCGACGGAACAGGGGCAGCATGGAAGTACGAGCCTCAAGAAACGACTGTTGCACCAGCAACTACAGTTTCTACGACAGCTACCGTAACTCCTACAGCAACAGAACCTTCTGCTACAACAGTTGCGCCTAACCAATAATAGAGGTGTTTATGGACGTCTTACAACAGATAGAACATTTCTTCATGAACGTGCTACCAGTTGCCACGCCAATCATCGTAGCTTGGTTTAGCTATAAGTTACCGAAGAAATCAAAGGAACAGACAGACCAAATCATTTCAGAGTTGAGTGAAGTCAAGAAACAAATCAAAGATGTCCAAGAAACTGCATGCGACAGCAACGCAAAAATTGACGAAGTACAAGCAAAGCTAAAACTACACGACGATGCGCACCTTGTTACGATGAGGATGCGCCTTGATCGTGATATTCGCAGGGCAATCCGTCGTGGTTTTACAACGAAAGATGAGTTCTATGTAGTGGAGAATATGCACAATAGCTATAAGGCTCTTGGTGGTAATGGCTACATAGACCACTTGTACAACAATTTTGAGGCGTTGCAGATTAGAGACGACATCTTAGTTGAAGATGAGAAAGGGGCGCAGAATGGTCTGTAATCTCAATACGACCAATCTTGCTCAAGTGGATGGCGGTTACCTCATCAAGCAGGGTGATGTAGCTTCTACATTTGGATTTGTCCTCTTAGACGAAGATTATCGAGCCGTCCCCTCTCTTAATGGGGAGGTGGCGGTCGTTAGTCTGACCATGGGCAAGTACCAATGGAAGAAGAAGGTAGTTGTCACGAACTCAAGCGTGAATTTTAATCTGGACACTATCTTGCCAATCGGAAAATATCGATTAGAGATTAGTGCTGGCGGATATATTTTCCCTAGTGACAAAGAAACCCACATCAAGATAGTGGCTTCAGATAAAGAATTGGTCACAGAAGAAGTCCACGCTCTTAAGGAGCTGGATATAGCAGAAGAAGTAAAAAAACAGCTTGCAGGTAAAACTGCAAGCGAAGGTGGAGCATGTCAGGAAATCCCTGATTTGCTCTTTTATTATAATTTAGGAAAGGTGTAGGAATATGGACACAAGTAAATTAACAGCATTCGCACAAGCGGTCGGAGTTGACATCAAAGAATTGAAACAACTACTAAATGGTAAAGTTGACAATGCGACAGTCACACAACTGATTGAACAAGCTAAAATTGCAGTCAAAAATGAGATTTTGGGCGAGGGTGTATCTGAAAAATTTGATACCCTCAAAGAAATCGCTGAGGAAATCGCTAAAATGAGTGGTAGCACTGAAGGCGCAGTGGTTCAAAAACTAGCTGACCTCGGCCGTCGTATTGATGAATTTGCAAATCTTGATTTGGTCGCAACTTATAATACAGCGAAAGCGTGAGCGAAATGGGCAATTTAGAAGAATTTGCTCAAGCGGTTGGTCGTGATGTGAAGGTGCTGAATCAAAAGCCTGGACCAAGGCTTACTTTAACAGGAAATACCCTTGGCATTCTCGGGGGTAATAATGTCACTCTACCGCTACCAGATAATGTAGGGCAAGAAATCCGTGGTACAGGCTCACCAGAAGGCCGTATCACTGCCGAAATCGGGACGACCTATGTCGACGTCAATGTGACGAATGGCGCCCTGAAATGGATAAAAGAGAGTGGAAATGGTAATACGGGCTGGCGTGTTCTAATCGGTGATACTGGCTGGAGAACGTTAAACAGTGTCTCTAGAGCAGGCAACTCGTTCATTAAAATCAGACGAGTAAACAATCTTGTTACTTACCAGTTCGGAGGCCTTCAGTGGGGCTGGTTTGGCGTAGGTAGACGAGGTGGACCTGGATTTGTAAGACACAACAGCAGTGGAGACAAAGGGGCTAAAGTGTTAGGTCCTGGTGGAATACCTGCAGGATTTAGGAGTGAGGCGTCACTGATTGGTGGAATTTATAATGACGCTGGGAAGCCGTATGGGATATGGTATCTCGGAGGAGTAACCGACTCAAACTTCATACAATTTACATTTAATGACCCTATCCCCACAGATAAAGATATTGGAGATATACGAGTAAGTGCTATCTCATACTTGACAGACGACCCTTGGCCTACAAAATTACCATAAGAAAGGAAACAATATGATTAACTGGAAACTACGACTACAAAATAAATACTTTTGGCTGACTGCAATCCCAGCCCTCTTGCTTGTTCTGCAAGCTGGCGCAGCAGTCTTCGGATATCATCTAGATTTAGGCGATATTGGCAACAAGCTAATTCTGCTTGTTAATGCGGTATTCGTGTTCTTGACTGCTATCGGTTTGGTCAACGACCCAACCACAAGCGGAATCACAGACAGCACACGAGCGCTTGAATATGAGAAACCAAGTGAGGAATAAGAATGACAGTGAATATTGAAACTGCAATTGGCTGGATGAAAGAGCGTGAAGGTAAGGTTTCTTACTCAATGGATTTGAGAGATGGTCCTGATTCTTACGACTGCTCTAGTTCGATTTACTACTCTCTCATGAGTGCTGGGGCAATTTCAGCAGGTTGGGCCGTAAATACTGAATACGAACACCAGTGGTTAATGGATAATGGATATACCCTTATTGCCGAGAACACACCTTGGGACGCTCAACGTGGTGATATCTTCATTTGGGGTCGCAAAGGATATTCTAGCGGTGCTGGCGGACACACTGGTATGTTTGTGGATGAAAACAACATCATCCACTGTAACTATCGCTTCGATGGTATCACTGTGAATGACCATGATGATATCTGGCTATACGCTGGACGTCCTTACTATTATGTTTATCGTTTAGCGAACGCAGACGCACAACCTGCAGAAGTTAAACGAGGCTGGCAGAAGAATGATACAGGCTACTGGTACGTTAAAGAAGACGGCTCTTATCCAAAAGACAAATTTGAGAAGATTGACGGCACCTGGTATTACTTCGACGGTTCAGGCTACATGCTTGCAGACCGCTGGAAGAAGCACTCAGACGGTAACTGGTACTGGTTCGACGGTTCAGGGGCAATGGCCACAGGTTGGAAGAAAATCGCTGAGAAGTGGTACTACTTCGACGTAGAAGGTGCCATGAAGACGGGTTGGGTCAAGTATAAGGATACATGGTACTACCTAGATAGCAAAAACGGGGATATGGTATCTAATGCCTTTATCCAGTCAGCTGATAAAAAAGGTTGGTACTACATCAACCCAGACGGAACAATGGCAGACAAGCCAGAGTTCACAGTAGAGCCAGAAGGCTTGATTACATTAAATAAATAGAAAGGAAACTTTCTAAATTGTTCTTTCTACCGCAGGCTTAGGCTTGCGGTTTTTTTGTTTGTCTAGAAGTGACTTGTTGACATCAACAAAATTAGAGCTCGCATTTCTATTTTGCAAAAACACGCATTTTGAACGATTAGAAAGCAAAATCTAAATCTTATTGTTCAAAAAAACGCTTACACGAAGAATAGGGAGGAGGAATCGTGTCCCATTATTGTCAAAAACGGTGTTTTGTTAAAAATAAAAACAGTGAAATTGCTCACTGATTCTTTTGTAAACTATTAGAAATAAACTGACACTTTCTCAACTATACGGGCAAATATGAATATGAAAATGAATACGAAGATGAATACGATTTAAAAAAATGATAGCAATTAATGAAAATGATTTTAATGGAAAATAAGTAAAAACTCAACTATTGAAAATCGATGATAACTATTTGTAAACGCTTTTCACTTATGGTATAATAAGCATTGTATTTATTGTATATGAATCTGGAGAAAAAATCAAAGATATTTTTGAAGGATAATATGAGAACAAGGGAGAATATATGACCTTAGAATGGGAAGAATTTCTAGATCCTTACATTCAAGCTGTTGGTGAGTTAAAGATTAAACTACGTGGTATTCGTAAGCAATATCGCAAGCAAAATAAGCATTCTCCGATTGAGTTTGTGACTGGTCGGGTTAAGCCAATTGAGAGTATAAAAGAAAAAATGGCCCGTCGTGGCATTACTTATGCGACCTTGGAGCATGATTTGCAGGATATTGCTGGTTTGCGTGTTATGGTCCAGTTTGTAGATGACGTTAAGGAAGTAGTGGAGATTTTGCGCAAGCGTCAGGATATGCGGATCATACAGGAGCGAGATTACATTACTCATCGAAAAGCCTCAGGCTACCGTTCCTATCATGTGGTAGTAGAATATATGGTTGACACTATCAATGGTGCTAAAACCATTTTAGCGGAAATTCAAATACGTACCTTGGCCATGAATTTCTGGGCAACAATAGAACATTCTCTCAACTACAAGTACCAAGGGGATTTCCCAGAGGAGATAAAGAAGCGACTGGAAATTACAGCCAAGATTGCTCATCAGTTGGATGAAGAAATGGGCAAAATTCGTGATGATATCCAGGAAGCCCAGGCTCTTTTTGATCCTTTGAGTAGAAAATTAAACGACGGTGTAGGAAATAGTGACGATACAGATGAAGAATACAGGTAA